GCCGCATTGACGTTGAAAATGCCGTAATCCGCTGGGTTGCTCATCGGCAGGCGGCTGACGCTGCGCGCGCCGGTTAGAATCTCCTGCAGGATCGCAGTTGACCAGTTGTCAGCTAGCAGTGTGACCGTGATCCCGTCGTCGGTCGCGGCCGCGTCGCAGTCAACAAACACGTCCTCTAGTTGCTTGGCCGCCCGGAAATCGCCGAACGTCGAAGCATTCCCGCGCACCTGGCACTCAATCGGCCCGCCGGTATCGGCCGCCAAATCGGCAAACTGTTGGATCGTCCCGTCCGCGCAGCCCACCAGGGTCACAATGCTGTCTCGGTCTTCGCTCTGCTGGTGCAGCGTCACCGCGGGGGTGTAGAGATCGGCCCACCAGCCGGGGTTCAGCAGGTTAATGGCCAGCGTGCGCGGATACGTGGTACTCATTTCTCACCTCGCCGGGGAGTCAGAAGCACGCGCTTGTCCAACGCTGCCGCTCTCTTCGCACACCCGCCGCAGGGCGAGATCCCCACGCTCTTAGTCACCCGAGCCACCGCAGTCCCCAGCCCCACTGGAGCTTTGAGACCAGGGATTCGCAATCGGATCTGGATGTGCTGGTTGACTTGTTCCATAAGTCTATCCCGAACAAGGAGCAGCCTGGAAAGTGACAATCATTGCCGTTTGGTAATTTACTAAACCCCACGGTTGCCCCCCGTAATACGCTGTGGCCTCATAGCCTCCTACCGTATTGATATTTGCGTAAGCCACGTCCATGCCACGCTCTATCTCTTCAACGCCTTCACTGGTTTCACCATACGTGATGGTTCCAGTCATGTCTGTCATGGCAGGGCTAACAGGGCCAGTCAAAACCCAATTTTGCACAAATTGGTTAAAGGAAGAGGCCCCCCAGTAAGGTGCGCCTGGAAGTGAAATGCCTGCTATTGCAATTACCAATTCGTTTGCTGCTGTTGTAGTGACCACCCCGGTTTCGGCATAGAAAGGCCCTCCGGTGTACATTTCGTTGTCTGTTCTATACGCAATCTGGTCTATCCCGTTCAGGCCGGCCCATTCCATTACTACAAAAGCAACAGATCCCAACTCCGATTGCATGTTGATCGTAACTGATTGCGGCTCGGCAACTCCAGCTACTTTGTAATAAACATTGCCCTTGAAACTTCCACCTTCTGTCTGTTGACCAGTTCCTAGCGCGTTTATCCACCCGAGACCATCGAGATTTGTTGAATCGAAATTGGCGCCTACGTTGTTCATGATGGCGAGCACCAGCATGTTCCCTACCGTCGGGACTGCCCCGAGGGTAGCCGTACCAGACGCCCCTCTGAACCCCGTCCCAACGGCGTATTGAGTCAGTGTCGCGCCCACCGTACAACAATTCGCCGTCAATGTCGCGTTTTCAGCGGGCATTGTGAACGTCGTTGAAGAGTCTGTCGGGCTGCTAATGCCGGACGTGTAATCTCCTGCCGCAGTCCACTCGGAGAAGGGCGGTGTGCACGTGGCCACAATTGGGACAACGGCCCCTTCCGCGTATGTGCCGCTACCCGTCCCGTTAATCACGGTCAAGGTGTAGGTGTTTCCAGGTGGCGGAGGAGGAGCTGGAGGTGGCGGAGATGGCGGAGACGGCGGAGATGGGATCGGCGGAGATGGCAGCTTTGAAGTCTGATAATCGAAGTATAGCCAGCCATTCTTGCAGTAGCACAGCCGCGGCGCCGGGTAAAGCATTGGCGGCTCGTAGCCGTTGACAGTCACGCCCGGCTGCCCCTCGTGCGGCAGGAATGGGTACAGATCGTCGCCCGACAGACTCTTGGCCGGCCCCAAGTCGGTGGCCATGATGCCGTTGCGCGACAGGAAGAAGATCAGCGGGCCGGTATCGAAGCACCACGGCACCAGCAGCCCGGCCCCGACGCTGGTTTCAGCAAACGAGTAGGGATTGGCCGCGTTCCCAGTCGTAGTCCCGGCGAAAAAGCGATTCGCAGTCATGGCCACGACGTAGCCGTTCCAGGTGCAAATACCCATGCCCGGCTCGGCGCTGCTGGTCAGGTCGATGAAGTTAGAGGTGTTGGCCGTCTCCGGGTTGGTGCGGTTTGTGAAATACACCCGCCCTGGGTTGATCGGGTCGCCCCAAGCAAAGAAGGTTTCGTCATACGGCCCCGTCAGGTAGGGCAGCGGATTGCCGTAAGTAGTTGGGCTGTTGATCTGGAACGGAACTCCAGTTGCCGTGTCGATGTTGTCCTCTACCTGGAACGTGTTCGCGCCCGGCGCCCCGCGAATCACCGTCGCCACGCCGTTGATGAGCACTTCAGTCCCGATGCACAGATTGGCAGGGATCGCCACCGAAGTGCTGAAAACGGTTGTGCCGACGACCGAGCAGGTGCCGGTGATCGGGTTCTGCTGCACCGGCCAGGGCTGGAAGTCCACTTGCTCGATCTGGTCGCCCAGTTGCGCGTCGGCGTAGTTGTCGGCGTAACTCCAGGTAGTCCCGGTATTGGGGATCGATGTGGCATACACCGGCGTGCCGTTGACGCTGGCTCCGACTCGCGCGATGTCTACCGTATCCACCTGCAGGTCCGTGCTACACGCCCCCGTCACTACCACCGGCATCCGCTCGGGGAACAGGCCACCTCGGTTGAGCGGACTCCAGGTACTCTGTGCGCCGGTGATAGTGGAGCGATAGCGGTAGCAATACTTGATCGGGTTGTCGGGATAGATCGATCCGGGGCAATTGGGGCCGTAGGTGCCGCCAATCCACCACGAATCGGCCGACATATTCACTGCCGCGCTGCAGGTCACTTCAACGCGAATAGCGGCGATGTTGGCCAGGGTGCGCGTCACGTCGGTGCCGACACGATTAGCCAGCAGCGTGGAAATCGGGATGAAGACTTCGCTCCATGCGCCGGAGCCGGTGGCTAGTTGCGTGCCGCCGGAGATGCCGCCCGCTGCCGCAATCTGGGCCTGCAGAGAAGCGATCTGCTGTGTGAGTTGGGTTGTCGGTAGACCTTCGGCGGCCATTTGTGCTTGCGCTAGCTGAATCTGTTGTACCGCCGAAGTCATCTGCGCCAGTTGCGCCGAAGTCACCTGCTGCGTCAGGGCGCCTTGCTGCGCCGCCAGCAGGCTTTGTGAGCCGGTCGAAGCCGCTTGCAGCACATTGGAAGTGATTTCCGCCCAGTAGTAGTTGTGCAGGAAGTCGTTGCTGACCCCATCCACGTCCAGCAAGATTCGCACCATCAGCAGATTCCCCGGCGTGTCGAAAGCCAAGCTGATGTGCATCCAATCGTCGGCGGTGATAGGGCGGTTGTTGATTTGCGACAGGTCCAAGGCGATGGTTTCGCTGATCGTGCCCACTTCGTTGGTGCTGCTGGTGGGCGTGAACAGCGCCGTAACGCAGCCGCCGGTGACGCTTTCCGCCGCGAGGTGGTTGGCTGTCAGGTACATCCGTGCGCTATCGTAAAACGCTACTGCTTCCGCCGCAGCGTGCGCGCCGGATGTCGAGCAGCGGAAACTGACGGCGTTATCTTCGCCCAAGGCTACAGAAAGCACCCGCACGAACTCGCTGCCCATCTGCACCAGCGAATCGCGGTCGAGCAGCGCGGTATTCGAGGTCAGCACGACGCAGCACGCGCCAGTCGTGCCCGAATCGTACTGGATAGCGGCAATCGTGGTGGCGTTGGTCGCGGCGGCCGGGATCATGTCGCTGATGACCGCCACCTCGGTGCCGATGCCGATCAGCGCACCCTTGGTCAACCAGTCCGTGGTGAGCGAACTGAAGGCCACACAAGCCCAGCCGGTGGTGCTGGAGTCGTACAGCACGGCGGCGGTAGTGGTCCCGGTCGGCACGCGCAAGGCGTCGGCGGGCGTTCCCGCAATCTCGCCCGCAGTCCATTCGGCAGCGGAATCGAAGTTATCCACCACTGAGTACAGTGGCGACCCCAGTTCGGCATCCGGCGGGCTGCCCGGCGGCGGCGTGCCCACGGCGAAACGCGTCCTATCGGCAGCTCGCACTTTGCTATAGCGCGCGCTGTCCGCCACGTACAAGAACGGTTGCACCGCCGCCAGCGGTTGGTAGGAAGCAAAAGTCAGCGGATTGCCGCTGTAGCCCGTGTCTGCCAGGACATTGCCCAGATACAGGTTGTAGCCCGCGCCGGAGAAAGTGTAGTTCACTCCGTTTGCGTTGAAGCCTCGCAGGCTGTGGATGGGATACGAGGAAGGGGCCAAGAACGGGGCGATGGCGGGTCGGATGCCCAGCGCTCCGTCTTGCGTCGGACGCACGTTGGTGCCGATGGCCAAGCGGTCGTCTGGCACGGCATCTATAGGGCAGTTGAGCTTGATGCCCTTCTGGGTGAAACGGCTTTGCTGACGCTTGTAGTCCATCAGGCCGTCTCCTCCGCCGGGGCCAGTTCATACGGTGTCTGCTGGTTTTCGAGCATCGTGACGGCCCGCAGGTTCTTCCAGTTGATGGCTTCGGCGCGCTCGCGCGAGGCATACGACTCGGCCACTTCCAGGAAGGAGCGGTACATCCCCATCGTGCCTTCAAACTCCGGGCCGGCCAGTTTGAAGCAAGCGGCGTGCTGGGCATTGTCGAGCAGCGCCGTCACAATATCGTTGGCCACAGCGAAACTGGTAGTACTGGGAGCCACACTGGCTGGCGAATTGCCAATACAATCCAGCGCTATTTCGTACACCTCGTCCGGAAGCGGCACCACTGCCACCAGATTGCGACCTCCGAGCGCGATAGTCTGCGGCGAGCCGGGGGTTAGATTGCGCCAGCCAGGCTGCCAGTGGTCGAGATTGAACAACGTCGAGGGCAACTGCTGCAATCCCAGCGGCCACGCCTGCAGCACGCACGGGAAACTTTTCAGCACACCCAAGGCCGAATGGAAACGCTGCTGCGCGTAATCGGCGCGGCGGTAATCGCGCGACTGAGCATCCTGCCGCAACACCGCCGCCAGCACTCCCCAAGTCAAGGCCCAAGTGGAATCGTCGGGCAACGCCAGTGTGACCGGGGTTCCCGCACTGTAGGCATAGCCCTGCGAGACAGTCAGCAGAAGCGACAGCGCGCCTTCGGCCAGCGGCGGCGGGATGAACTGCAACTGCAGCGGCGGGGTCACATCCAGCGCGTAAGCCTGCGGCGTAGTGGGGTTCTGTTGCCAGTTGTTCGACCAGCCGTAGCCGCTGATGTCGTCGCTGCGGTCGAGTAGGCTCCACAGGCCGGATGCGGCATCCTGCCACTCAGCGCGGTGGATCTGGATTGTGGCCGGATTCAGTAGCACGCGCCCTTGCGGCGGCGGCGGGCCGGGCAGCGTCTCCTCGTCGGCCACCATCAGCCGCGTCTCACCCAGGATGCGGTCTGTCTGCTCGCCCAGGGCGGCGGCCACGGCGTCAATGCTGAACTGGCCTGTGTTGATGTAGTCCCCGGACCCCGCGTATTCCAAGAGGTGATAGCCCACCTGGGCCAGAATGTCAGTGTCAAGAACCGAATTCTGGATTGCCGGGGAGGCAATGGCCGATAGATCGTAGAAAGGAGTGCCGGCCACGGTGGTGAGTATTAAACGCTCCCGCCAGTATCCGGTGAGCACCTGGAACTCCCGAATGGCGCTGCGAACAAGATAGTCCAATTCGTTCTGGACCCAGTAATCCTTCGCCGACAGATTGATCCCCAGGCGCTGCGCGAGCAGCGTCGTCAGCGATGCGATACTGACTGGGATCGTTGACGGTATCGCCATTTCTCATCGCTTCGAAGACCGCTTAACCGACTTCTTCTTACCGCGGCGCTTGACCACCGAATTGGCTGCGCGGATGGCTTGTCCCTCCGAATAGCCCCGTTCCAACATGCTATTGGAGACGTGCGCCCACTGGCGTTTGCTTTTGGCAGACTTCGCCTTCCGCGTGTGCCGCCGCGCTGATTTTGCCGTCCACGGCATACCCTACGCCTTTATGCTGGTGCCGGTCGGGAAAGCGCCCTTGCGACCCTCTATCGACTGCACGTCTTCGGTCACTTGAAAAGTCACCGGGCCAGCCGGCGCCGGAATCGTTTTGACCGGCTCGGGCCGCTGCTGCATCGGTGTCATCAGTTCCGAACCGGACGGTGCACCCAGCGCCACGCCGTCCTTGATACCGGGGTGCTCGCCGCCCTTGCCACCATCGGCGTAAGGCCGCGAACCCATCGGAGAACTCAGATCATTTGCCATATTGGCTCCTTTCAACTCATCTTACGCTAGGATGTGCCTCTCTCCACGCGGTATCTTCCCTGTCGTGCTCTTCGAGCTTGCCTCGTATATGGGCTTGGTCCTGAAGAACTTGAATTTGAGTCGCCCGGATGCTCTCCACTTGAACCTGTAACGAGAGAAGGGCATTCGCATTCAAGTCAATCTTGGTGTTTAGAGATCCCCAACTTAGCGAGATTGCCGCGATGAGCATGACAATCGTGATGATGTGTCCCGCGTCGATTTTCCATTCAATTTGAGGCATATTTAAGTCCAGTAAAGAACGTGGCTTTGTAGGTAGTCGGCGTCAATCGGACCAGACAGATCCGGCCCGTGGCTCTCGTCGATCACCTTGCTGTCGAAAATCGCGTTGTCATTCTGCTGATCCCCTCGCAGCAGATCCACAAACTGTGCTTCCACCGTCCGCATTTTCTGGAGATGAAAGGCCTTCACCTTAATGTCCACATTCGGCTGATTGGCCACCAGGTCGTGCGCGTAGTATCTGGCGCGAGCCAGGATCGTCGCATCGCTGATCTGCTGCGGCAGCACGGCCGTAGGGGTCGCCGCCAAGTCGCCGTTAGTCATGTACTCCAGGATGTAGCCCAGGGCCTGCACCGGATGGCCTAGCCCCAACTCGAATCGCGGTCGCTGCTGCGTGTCGTTGGGGACGGTCACATAGTCCTTGCCCACTACCCACGTCGGCCAGCCGTAAGAAGTGCGCTGCGGGTCGCGCAGATCAAGTTCCTTCTGTGTGCGAAACATATTCTCGTAGCGGAAACGGTAGCCCGAGATAGGGTCCACAATCGACATCCAACGCTTGAAGTCGATGGCCGGCGCGGGCATGTAGGGCTGGTAGATCATGTACGATCCCCCGGCGCCGCCCGTCTCCGCATAGGGCCGGTCCAAGGTGATTGTGCTCGCGCCGTCGTAGACGATGATGTTGTAGATCGGTCCGCCGGTCACGCGGAATTGGCGCAGCGTGATCGGGCTTTGCGGAGCGGCGGGCAGCGCAATCGCCAGCCACAGCGCGGAGGCGGTGGCGTCGCCGACTACGGATGCAGAGAATTGGGTCGTGGTCACGTGCCCGCCATTGATTGGCGAGGGGGTGAACCACGACCCGTTGCCCTTGTTGAACGACCAGTCGCGCGAGTCGCGGATATCCTTGTAGGCCCGCTGGACAAGCGGCAGGCAAGCCAGCGGGTCAAGATCGGAGTGCCAGGACTTCAACTCCGCCGCAAGTTGCGCGAGTGTGCTCACGGCGTCTCACCCCGTGAGTGTGTTGATCCACAGTTTGACGTATTCGCCGCTGAGGTCGGTGCCCGTGACGGCTTCTGTGTAAGCGGTCTGCGACTGGCCGCCAGCAGTGCCGGTGACTAGCGCAATCCACTTCAGGACGTACTTAGCTTCGGAAACGCGGATCGGCAGCACCAGGTAGTTGCCCGTCCACGACACGGCAACCTCGATGCTGACGATCATGTTGACGCCGATAGTTGCCGCGGCTAGTGGGTCTCCGTTGGAGACGTTGCCGCCGGAAGCTACTGGCGTTGTCCCGACCCGCGTGTAACTCGACGGGCCGGTCCAAAGTCCTCGGCAATACGGTTCATTGCCGGACGGGGCAAGGGCGCGGGGAAAGGAAGAAAACGCCATACGTCCCTCCTTACACCACGTCGGGGATGCCGCGCAGCAGCACCAGGGTTGTGCCGCCGGTCGTCGGAGCGCCGAGCGCCACGCCGATCAGGGCCTTGAGAATGGTCGTAGTGACCGTCACGCCGTCGTTGGCGTTGAGCGCCAATCCCGAAGAGGCGTCCAGATACACCAGATCGCCGTCCACCGGGGTGCCGGTGAGCGTGGTGAACTTCACTTTCACTTTCCCCTTGGTCTGAATCCAGCCGTAGTACCCGGCTGTGATGACGTTCAGGAAGATGCCCGCAATGCGGCCCGTGCGCAGCGCCGAGTTGCCGTCCGTGGTGACAGTGTAGTTTTCGAAACAGGTCGTGAGCTGATCGTAGGCCCACACCGCCGGCCGGCCAACCGTCACTGCGGCCGAAGCGCTGGCGTACAGCCGCACGTACTGGAAGCAGCCGCCGTACAGCGTGCCAACCGCCGTGTCGTAGCGCACGCCGCCGGCATTGCCGTCCAGCCACACGCGCGCACCGAGTTGCGCGGCGTATGTCGCTGCACCGCTGATAGAAGCCTGGCCGCCGGCTACCGCGTCGTTGATGTCGTTCAGCGCCGGGTAGGTGGTCCTGGAAATCGCTTGAGAAGGCCCATTGGGCATGTTGAGTTTACTCCTTTTCTTTCTGAGGAGGCGCCTCAGCTAAGTCCTTACGCAGCAATCCCGTAGAACTGCTTTTGATGCCGCGGGCTGGTGCAAACCAGATTCAGCGCGGCATGGGTGCGCGCAACCACCTTGGTGGAATCCTGCGCCGGGTAGAAGCCCCACAGCCCGAACTGATAGCGCGGGCTGGCCGACAGCCGGAGCTGCCACTTGCGGGTATTGAACCAGCAGAAAACCTCGCCTACCGTGGCCACCGCAGTCGCCACCGGCAGGTTGGAGGCCGTGGCACAGCCGGACGGGACGGTGAAGGTCGAGGTCAGGTAATTGCCTAGCACCGGGTCGTTGACGCCGTAAACGGACGACGGGAAGTAGTCGTCGGGGAAGATGACCGCATCGTTCATCTTGACTCCGGTGACACCCCAGATGGCATCCTGCGCCGTGACCAGTTCGCCGCGCTGCAGCGGCTGGATCTTTTCCTTGATATAGGCGAAGGCGCGCTTGGTGGTCACGCCTAGGTCCGGCCGCTCGCGGCCGATTGAGGCATCCCAATAGCCTTCCTCCAGGACCGAGTACGTGATCGGCCCGCCCTTGGATGTGCCTGCCGCCGCAGTCGTCGAGTCGCCGCAGTAGCGGGGGATAGAGTTCAGCGTCGAGCCGATGGCGGCGTTGCGCGTCTGGCCGCCGTAGCTGGTGAAGTACGAGCCGTCCCAGCCGGGGGTGGCGCCGTCGTTCATGGCCTCAATCCAGCCATTGATGTCGTAAGGCCGCGTGCCCACGACGCCGGTGGTGGCGGAAGTCTGGCCATGCAGCGACATCGCAATCGCTACTTGCGCGCAGATGGAGTTCATCATGTTCGCCGTGTTGAGGCTCAACAGGCTGAACACGGCGTTTGGCCCGACGTTCATCACGTCGATGTTCTCCATGTACTCGGGGTAGATCGACACGTAATACTTCGGGTCGAACCGAGTGCCTGCGATTGTCTGCACCTTGTCCAGGTTGAACTGCGCGCCAATCCCGTAGGAGTTGGTCAGCAGCGGTGCATACAGGAATGTTTGCTGCATCGTCGAGCCACCGCCAAACGTCGCCAGACAGTGGTCTCGGATGTAAGCGAGAAAAGGTACGTCGTTGAAAAAATTATCCTGCACAACTGCCGGATAAATCTCATACAACGTAGTTGCGGATAGCTCGTCCAATGCCGGATCAGCCATGTTCTTTCCTCATTTAACCGTTCTGGCCGGACGGGCTTGCTGGCCTCGCTCGGCGGGTTTACGTCTCGCGCCGGGCCGCGCCCGACGCATATTTGCCTGACATCATCGCTTCGGTGGCGCGCTGCACCGCCTCGGCCATGTTCCGTGTCCGGTCGTTGCTGGTGTTCTTGTTGGCTGAGGCGGCGAAGATCGGGCTAGGCGCGGCCGGCACTCCGAAGGGCGCCGCCGCCCGCTTGCTCGCATCCTGCTCGAATTTGGTGCGCGCCCGTGCTTCGCCTTCGAGCCGGTAGCGTTCGGCCACGATCTCTTCTTCCTTCTGGGTGGCGCCGAACAGGTTATCCCAAACCTGGGTCGGCTTCTGGCGCAATTCCTTGGCCTTGCTCCAGACGGCTTTCATGTCCAGCGGCTTGTCGGGGAACAACTGCGCGTGCCTCACGGCAATGTCCTGAAACTCCAACTGCAGTTCCGGCAGCGCCTGGAACAATCCTTCCAGGTCGTCCATCCGCTTACCCAGAGCGGGATCAACGGCGGGCGGCTGCTGCACGGGTTCCGGCTTTCTGGTGGGCGCTGGACCGGGGGTATGATCCCCGAAAATCTCCTTGGTCAGCGGCACGCCATAGGTCGCTTCGGCGGTCTTGGCCCGCGCCAGCGCCTCGGCCAGCACCATGTCGGCGGCTTCGCGCTGCTTCTGGGCCTCCAAAAACTGCTCCGTCATGCGCGTCCGCTCGGTTTCCAGGCCGGCGGCCTGTTCGGCGACACGCTGTTTTTCTGCGGCCAGCTCGGCTTTGCCGAGGTTCATCTTGCGATCAAACTCGTTCTGGCGCAAACCATGCTCCAGCGAGTGCTGCAAGGCCGTGGCTATCTTTTCGTCCTTGATGATCTCTTCCGCCTTGGCCGGATCGACCCCGGCGGCTGTGAGTTCCTTAACGACGGTTTCGAATGGCATCTTTCAACTCCTTCCCTTGCGGGCTGCGGATACTACGGACTGCGCCAGCGCCTCGTGGGAAATCATCCCATTGCTCCGGTGGAGGGCTGGCTTTCCGACATGGAAGAACCAACGATTTCGACCAGCAGTTTGGTCAGGTTCCGTTTCAACTCCAGCACCGATTTCGATGCCGCCGGAAACTGTCTCGAAATCCCGTCAAGAGCGGTGCCTAGACCCTGGATCTGTACGCTGACAGCCTGGATCTGCTGGCGCCGCATCTGCTCCGCGTTGAGTTGCGCGGTGCTGGCCTCGTTCACGCCCAGCGCGGACTTGTAGTCCTGCAGGCCGGAACCGGACGGCGCTGCCTGGGGCTGCGGGGAGGCGAAGGGAGTTTGTGGGCTGGTCATAGAGTTGACACCAGCGGCTAACGCTTCGAGCCTCTCTTGCGGAGGGCTTTCTTCGCCGACTTCATCGGCGTGTTGAGTTTGGTCGCTTTGCTCATGTTTCGCACCACTGCGTTCGATTGGGGCGACTGCGCGCGGACGCCGCCGCCCCGCGTTTACCCTTGCTTCGGTAGGGGACCGAACCTGTTACGGTTCGCTCGTTCTACGCGGAGCAGGTTGGCCTACTTCTTGCCGCGCTTGTGGCCACGCTTCCGGCGATCACAAATAGTGTTCAGAGGGATCATCGAGGCAGCTCCTTTCCGGCAGCGGGCAAACAAAAACGGCGCCCCCGGCTTTCACCGGAAGCGCCGCTGTTTTCACAAACCCGTTGCGCTAATCCTTCAAACCTAGACTATGCCTGTATGTTTTGTTCTGTCAACCCCTTTCGGCGGTCTCCACGCGGCGCCGGGGCTGGAAAGGGCTTCGGGCGCACCTCCCAGACGATCCGCCCGGCGGGCGTTCCCTGGCTGAAATTGATCTCCAGTTTGCCGGTCAACTTGCGTTGCGCGATAGTCTGGATCGTCTCGCGCAGTTCGTGGGCTGAAAACAGCAGGCGAATCATGTTAACTCGTCTTAACGGTAGATCTTGTCCCTTGATCTTTTTGCGCAATCGAGGGCGGTTTGCGATTTACATTGGGCCGCCCCGGCCCGCCGCCATCGCCCTGCTGTCCCACGCTGAGGTCTTCCTGCAAGGCGTGCATCCATTCCTGCTCGACCTCCCACTTCTCTGGCTCGGTGACTGGAGGTTTGCCATTACGCATCGCGGGCAGTTCGCCCATATTGAGGCCCAAGCCCTTGCCAATGGTATGAGCCGAAACCGTAACGCCCGCCTTCTTAGCCTGCATCAGAATCAGGTTGCGTCCGATTCTCGACACCTGCGCCTGGCTGTACGGCTCAATCACATATGAAAGCTGTTTGATTGTCCAGCGCACCCGTTCCCACTGGGTGTAGATCGACGAGCCAGCGCGCGGATCTTCGCCCGGCAGATGCGAGGGGATGAGTTCGCCGGGACGAAAATCGATCATCTCCTGGACCGCGCCATCTTCGCCCAGCAGGTGGAACACCTTCTGCGAATCCCAGAATTGCAGCGCCAGCGGGTAGAACAGAGCGTCCAGTTCCTGCGTGGCGACCTCGCCGCCGCGGGCGATGTCCTGCACTACCGGGCCGGCCTGTTCCAGGATCTTTTCGATGGAATCGGCGCTGGGCACCTGCTTAGCCTTGGCCACCGCCATCAGATCCTTAACCACGCTCAGGTTGTCCAGATTCTCAAACAGCAGCGAGACGACCTGCAGAATCCACTGCGGGACGTCCCAATGCTGCACCGGCAGCAACGGCTCGATAGGGTTGCCCATGCCACTGCTGACTTCGACCGTCTGCCCTGGCTTGCGGGTGTTGATGCGCGCCATCGCCGTTTTGTCGATCAGGTTGGGGTCGTGCTTCAGCGGCGGCTGCAGGCGCACCAGCACGCTATCCACCACCGCCCGCAGAATCTGGTTGATGGCTTTCTGAATCCGCCAAGTATCCTGAACGATAGAGTGGCCCAGGTACTCCCAGGCGTAATCGTCGAAGCGCATCGGCACTAGCGGCACACGACCGTGCAGGAACGGGCTGGTGCCGTCCTTGAGGATGCAGGTATCGGTCCAGATCACCCGGCGCCGCAGCGGGAACAGGCGCGCATCGTCCTCGTCGGCGGGCTTCATAATCATCTTGCCCTGCAGGTCGCGCACGCCGGCCGGGATCATCTGCCCCACGAACGGCACTTCGTACTGCCAACTGGTCCCTGGATCGCCCATCGGGATGCGCCGCCCGGTGTTGTTTACGGAAGTGTCCATGATGTAGGTGGTGTAAACGTCCACCACCGGCATCTGGCGTCCGAAGGAGCGTTGTGGGGTGTCGAGGTTTCCCAGCACTCCATTGGGGTTGCCTACCGCGCGCTTCATGCGATCCCAAGCGCGGCCGATCCAACCCGGTACGCTACGTGAAGGCTCAATCTTATGCTGCAATGCGGGATAGGCCGCGAGCACCAGGTGCAGCGGCACCTCTTCGCAGACTGTGACGGCATACGCTTTCTGCAAATCGAAGTCCTCGGTCAGCATGACCGGAAGAACATCGGACGGGCCATGCACCTTGCAGGCGATTTCGCCGTCGCCGAACCCGTAGAAATTGTTGTCCCACCACAGTTCCAGATAGGCCGTGCCGAGACCACAGGCGTACTGGCAGCCTTGACGGTACTTGCGATCCTGCTTGGTGACGATCCACCACAGGTTTTTCATCTTGTTGAGCCGGTCCACACTGACTGCGGCCTCTTTCTTCTTCGTCACCGCCTGGCCGGCTGGCTTGAGGTTCGACACCGTGGCCACCAAATCGCGGAAATTGCGCTTGATGCGGTTGACGTGTACCGTGGAATAGCCGGTCAGTTTCTGCGGCATGTTGTCGCCCGACAGAATCTCGTAGGCGCGCGGCAACTCCGCCCAGGCGGGCTGTGATTCGATGAACGCGCGGCCCATGTCGCGCAGTTCCTTCATTCGCCCCAGTGTCAGTTCCTGGATGCCGTCTTTGTTGGCCAGCGTATCGAGGTACGACGGCGCTTCGTAAAGATCGCGGTCAAAAGGCATTTACTTTCTTCCTCTCCCAAGCCCGTCAGGTCCACGATAGGGTTCCCTGTTTGAGGCGTCGAATTCCAGCGCCTGCAGATAGAAGGCTCCGCGCCACTGGGGACGCGGTTTCTGGTTGTTTTGATCCATTGCGAAGCGGGCGAAGTCGCGTTGCGCCGGAGACATCGACTGCATCCGGTCACGCAGTGCCGAGCGACAGGCGGCTGTGTTTATCTCGCTGAGCCGGTCCTTGCCAATCTGTACCCGCTCCCATTTCTCGCGCTCCTCGCGTTCGATTTCGCGGACGATGCGGCGTTTCTCGTGCGTCTCCTGGACTTCGATGCGCTCGTATTCGGCGGGCATCTTGGCCCCGCGCTGACCGGGGAGGGTGTACGTTCCGTCAGGCCGCTTCCAGAACTCAGTCGGTTCCGGCGCCCAGTCCTCGCCCGTGCCGATAAACTCCAGTTGCACCTCGCAGGCGGCACAGCACAGATGCCTGTTTTTTCTGAACCAGTGCCGCCCTTCGTGCCCGCAGGCTTCGCAGACGTACAGCACGCGGTCGCTCATAACTCCGCCTCCATCTGGTCCAACGCGCCGGGGTGGGAGACGCTATACTGCGTCCCGAAAAATTCCGTTAGCCGGCTGGCGCCCGCCCGCTCCTCGCCCGGCAGGATGATCCGCGGCTCCTCGCGCGACCCCAGATTGGCGTCAATGTAGCGCAACGGGCCGTCAGATTGCCTCTTCTGGCGTAAGTAGCTGATACTCTGGGCCTTACCTGTCACTTCCAGAATGTGAAGCGACAGATAGATGATCCCCAGCGCCATGAAGCGGTCGTCCTTCTGGCCACTCTCGGCGCGCATGGCTTGCACGTCTTCGTCGCGGTGCAGGGCCTGCATCTCGCGCACAAACTCGGGGCTGTTGATGTCGATTTCTCCGTCGCGCAAAGCCTTCACCAGCAGGTCGATCAGCATGGGCCGCGACCAGCGGTTAGTGACGAAGCCGATACGCGTGGCGGTGCGTTCCGGTTTACGGCGGTCGTAGCGCCGCCAATCGTGGAAATTCGACCAGCCCCATTTCTTCAATTCAAGCTGCGTGATTTCGCCATTTAGCCCGGTTTCGATAGCGATCTTTGGCTGGCAAGTGCGCGCCCCTTGATAGAACAGCGCAAGGCAGTGCATCATTGGCGCTAAGTCCATGGCGTTCACGTAGTTGGAAGCGAACTCGCACACCTGACCGTCGCAGCGTTCTAAGTCTCCCTTGCGTAACCCTTCGATGACGGTGTTGTCCATGCCCACGCCGTCGCCGGTATCGACTCCGAACCCGTAAGTAGCGGTCTCTTCCGGCCACTCGAAAATCAGGACCTTCCCGTCCACGCTGGAAGTCTGCCAGCCTTCCCAGCGCAGCGGCACCAACTGGTACGGGCCGATTTCGAGTATCCGGCGCGAGGTGTCGCGGTCGCGCTCGTCGGCCTGCAATCGGCCGGGCAGGATGCTTTGCGCGGCGCGGAAGCCGAACACGCCCACCGGCTCCTCGCAGGAGTGGTTGTAATCCGAAATCGTGTCCACGTCGAACACCGACTCGCCCGAAGCCATGAAGGCTTCCAAGTCGTCGGCGGCGAACTCGTGCAGAAACTTGGCCAATTCTTTTTTGGCGCGGTGGTCCTCGCGGGTAGACTCCCAGAACCACATCTGATGCCGCGGCATCTGCCAGTTCTCGGGGTAGTGTTTGCGCAACTGGTCGTTGGCCAGAACGTATTTACGGGCGCGCTCGGCATGGGCGACCGTCACGCCCATCGGGCGCCAGTCGGGAGGGACGGGATTGCGTTTGAGCCAGGTCGGGGTGGGGTAGTAGTCCTCGCGCACGAACCACGGCAGAAACACCGTACACCAGCGCGCCCGGCCGTTGCGCTTCCAGTAATTGCGCTTACACTGCTCCCAAGTCTTGAACAGCCAGCCGAATGGGCCTTCTCCGGTGGACTCGCCGATGCCCAGCACGTCGGGCGACTCGTGGACCGCAGGCATCAGCCCGGCGTCGATCAGGTCTTCGGCATTGAGGTACGATGCTAACTCGCTGAGGTGGAATATGTTCGGCGTGTTGCCGCGGCCGATGTCGAACTTCTGCGCGCCATGCTGAATGATGAGCCGCGAATTCTGGCGCCCGAATACGGAGCGCGTGCCGGCGCGGTTGGCGGTGCGCTCGGGCCGCAGCCACCACGGCATCAGATCGTACAGCGCGTGGTACTTCTCGACCATCTCGGCCGAGCGTTCCTTGTCCGAGGAGCCAGTGATAGCGACGATGTTGGGGTAGAAAAATGTGCGGTGCGCTACCACCATCTGCGAGTCGGTGGTGATGCCCACCTGGCGGGCCTTGAGAAACAGCAGAATAATGGCCCAACCCAGGTCTTCCAGGATGCCACGGATGTCGTTGGCGATAAGCTGCCCCTTGTTGGGGCAATAGTGGATCATTTCCTGGCCCGAAAGGATGAACCCATACCGAGTCGCAAAGTACAGATAATCCACCATGCACAACTTGCGCTCGTTCTCGACCCAGCGCGTTTCGTCTTCGTCAAACAGCAGCTTGGGAGCGCCGGTGGCACCGGGCAGCATGCCGTAGTCGTCGAAAAATTTGTCGTACTTGTCGTTGAAGTGGGCTACCGACTGGTCACACGCATCGACGGAGTGATAGATCGGCTCGAAGCCCAACTCTTGTTCGGCAATCTGCAAACCTAAGTCAACACTCCGCCTTGAGTACATCCGCTTGGATTATAAACCCTATTCATCCTCGACCGGCGGAATCATCCGCAGCGCGGCGGCCATTTTCTTGGTCCCATCCTCGAATGACGGCAGTTCCTTGCCCACCACTACGACCGCCTGTTCGGCCTCGACTTTGGTGTTGTTGGCCTGGGCGCTCACCGTGACCTGCTGAATAGCGCCGCCGGAGCCGGGTTGCGCTATGACTCGCGCGGCTTCCATGAACAGCCGCCGGTCCCGATGCCCGTTCTCGATGTCCAGCGCGGCGGCGGCCAGCGAGCGCGCGACGGGAACGGAGTAATCGGCGCAGACCGCTGTCACCGCCAATTTGGCCACATCGAAGTTCCATTGATGCAGCACTTTAGCTATCGCGCCGACGCAGGCAGAGCGGTTCGTGCCGGAGCGCGCGGCCACCAGGTCCAGCGATGGCGCTTCCAGCCCCTTGACCCCATGCCGCCGCACCAGCCGGTCGAAAGTCTTGACGAACTTCTCCATGCCCTCCTCGCCGCGCAGCAACTCGACAACCCGCTGGCGCGCGGCGGCGATCCCCTCCACCCCCTCGGCGTCGCGCACCCGCACCAGCCGCGCCAGCCCGTCCAGCGTACCGTCGAACGCCGCCGGCGCCTCACTGAGCCGCTGCAGCGCCGCCGTCTGGATGTTCGGCGGGGTCAACTCCATCGGCCCGGCGATGAGTTCGTTGACCGGCTTGTTGCTTTTTCTCTTCACGCCGAATGATCCTCCACACTGTCCCTGGATTCCACTTCGCCCCGCGGCGCAACGGGTAGCCCATCTCTTCCATGCCCTCGGCAATCGCCCGCATGGTCCAACCGCGGGACCGCAAAGTCGTGATTTCATCGACCCCCAGAAATTCGTCCGGGTGGCGCGCATCCTCCCCGTAAGGCTTCTGCCCCACGCCGCGCCGCAACGGCAGCAGGCCGCCGCAGTGCGGGCACTTCTTCGGGCGGCGCTTCTTACGGGGCATCGCGGCCACCCTGAATCACGCGGAACTTGGCACGGCGTTGAGCGACTTCAACCTGGCGGACCATTTCCTTCGCAGCCTCCTCCATGCGCCGCACCCCCTCAGCAACGCGCTCCTGATAATCCGGATCGTTGATCGCTTCCTGGATTTCCTCTTCCGACAGATCACCGTAGGTTCGCATCGCCTATAGCCTACACCCGGTACACTTGATTTGCAACAAGGGCTTGTCGGGCGCAAGGAGCGAGGAGGAAACCTACGCAGCTGTGGGCTCCAAGGAGAAGGGAGTCTTGCGCCCGTGTCAGCAGAATACGCCGGACCCGCAGGCGTGTCAAGCCTCTTGCAATTCAGACAGAACTGACCGAAAATGTTTGAGTGTCGTTCTCGGTTGCCGGCGGGGCGGCGGTTCTTCGAAGGCCACGCCCCACTCCAAACCGGCCGGATCGACAGCCCGGCCACTGAGTATGAATTACGCCCGATTCGCCAAACTCCCCGAGGAAATCCTCCACGCAAGAGAACTAAGCCCATCCGACAGACTGGTTTACGCCGAAATGGCCTTCCAGGCGTGGTACAAAGATACCTGCTACATCAGTCAAGCCAAAATCTCCGCCCGCACAGGGGTTTCTGCCCGGCAGGTCAGGCGCAGCCAAGCCAAACTCGAAGCCGAACGATACATCACCGGCATCGACACCGGCCTCCACAAAGTCACCACCTACCGCCTCAATTCCCGCGTTTTCGCACCCCGCAAAAAGCCGAATTATGCGGACATTATGTCCTCATCCCAGCCCCAAAGATGCGGACCTGGTGTCCTCCTTTCTAGAAACAGTAAGCCAAAGACTCTCCACTAGCCCGAAATCCAAACCCCAAAACTCCACAAAAAAATTCATGAAAGTCGGACCTTAAAGGCAGTGGCGGGCGGGGGGGCACCCCGTGGACAAACATCGGCGCCGCGACATCGGAGAGACTGAGCGCGTACCATTCGATACTGTATCCCGCCGAGTTCCGATAACCGAGTTTATGTCAACTTTTCATAATTCGCGCATGTTGTTGATTCGACGCGGGATCGCACATTAAAGCCCGCTGCGAGCGTCTGAAAATGGGACAATTCGGGGCCTCTGCGAACAATCGTGCTACGCTGCAGCGCTTGCCGGCGGCCGCAGTGAGCTGATTCGACGACGCCTCGCAGGCTTGCCGGTCGCACCCGCGATGCCTCAATTTCCCCCTAGAATCGTCGCGTTTGTCTCCATTCTCCTGTTCTCATCTTTGGCCTGGTTTCACTGAGGCGGGTTTGCTGGCGCCTGGTGGGGCGTAGCGCGTTCGCAGGGGTGCGGGTAGTGGGTAGGGAAGGGGTGGGGGTCTCGGCGCGTTGTAGGCGATTCTAGCGCGTTTGGCCGTTTCCTCGCTTTTCCTCGCTATCTACGGAGCAGGGGGAGGTGAGCCCAATGCGGTTTCGCCTTCGCCTTCCCAGAGGGTCCAGGGTCCATATCCAGGTCCTCAAGGATGGCACCATGGAAATCTACGTTCAGCCTCCAGGGCTGATCCCGTAGATTGTCCAACCCCGGAGCGGCCTAGCCCGCCGTTCCGGGATCAATTTCAGTCTAACTCCTAAACTATTCAAAGTAAAGCGAAAACTCTGAGCGTAAGCGCTCATTTTATTGTTGACAAACAACTAGCGCTAGTTGTATTATTGAACCATGAAGAGCGATACAAAACAAGCGGGAACAATGACTTGCGGAGTATGCGGCGTTGCCTGTCAACGCTTCGGCAAGCACCGCAATGGTCTGCGTCGTTTCCGTTGTCCGCTCTGTAAGAAAACCTATACCGAAGTCCACAAGCCCGCGTTGGAGGGCAGCTACATCCCCGAGGAAAAGATCGTTCTGGCCCTCCGTCTCCTCATCGAGGGGAATTCGATTCGGAGCACGCAGCGCATTACGGACCTTGACCAAAATACGATCATGCGATTGTTGGCGCTTTCCGGGGAGAAGTGCGAAAAGCTCATGGGCCGCTTGATTGTGAACGTCCCCGTTAAGGACGTGGAGTGTGACGAGATCTGGGGCTTCGTAGCAAAGAAGGAAGGCCACAAGGCTCAATCCGAACAATGGAACGAGAGGTAGTGGGTCAGTTTGAAATTCTTGGGGCTGGCCCTCCTTAGCGCTAAGCTGCATACTGTGCGTATGGCAACTAAACGCCCGCGCGATCCGATCCAGCTTGCTCACGAGGTCTTTCTGGAGTCGATAGGGGAAGCCCCGAAGACCGAAGCGCCGAAGCCAAAGGACCCCGCAGCGGTCGCGCTGGGGCGCAAGGGAGGCGTTGCGCGTGCGGCTGCGTTGCCGCCTAAGAAACGGGCGCAGATAGCGGCTAAGGGCGCAAAGGCGCGCTGGGGCAAGAAGCCGTAGCGATATAGATATAACAGTTGCAGTCGGGCGGCCAGAAGCCTACGAACGAATAACGCCCAACATAAGGCCTTCGGCCACGGGAACAGCGCCAAACGCCGATCACGTCTGGACGATGGCCTAACTACTGGCGTAATATAGGATGAGGACGATTCTGAACTTCAATCGAGCTGCCACCACACTTGAGTGCTAGCACACTTGAGTGCGGCGTTAAATGCGGCTTGATTAGAGTGTATCATGAATCGCGTGTGGTTAGCGTGGGAAAAATGGTTCCGGGGTCCCCGCCACTTCCCCCTAAGGACATGGCCCTCCTTCCACCTTCGGAAGCCGTTCCTTCGTCAGTCTCGCCACGAACTGGAGGGCATCGCCGGGCTCGCCATATTGTCCTGGCAATCCTTTTGTCTCTCTCTTTACTCGCGGGGGCAGGCTGGGTTTACTTCCATTGGAACGATCCGGACAAGGAGTACAAGATCGTCAACTTTAGCGCGGCATGGTTCCCCTTTGCGGTCTCCATATTCGCTGCGTTTATTCCAGACTTGGAGAAAGTCGGCAAGATGAGACGAGTTTGGAGGATCGGAATCATCGTTGCTGGCTTCTTGTATAGTATTGTGCTTTGGCATCAGCAATCGGTTAATCTTGCCGCATCCCGACGCGACCAAGAAGGGATCGTAACCACTGCTGTTAGTAAATCTAACGATCATGCCGACCAGCAGATCAGCGGCATTAGAAAGGACGTTTCTGCAGTTCGGGGAGATTTCGCTAAAGCAAACGATCAATCTGGCCGACAGATATCTAAAATGGAAGATGAGTTAAAGGGCGCATTTGGAAGCGTTGCGACATTGGTATCCAAAACGGAGACTAATCTCAATGCCAGCATCGGCAAGGTTGGGAAACCAGAGCCGCCCGATCTAGCAAGCCTACAGTTTGGTCTGTGGGAAGAGAATTCGTCAACCGCCGGCCCAATCCTTACTTCTTCGCTTCGTCCCGATAAAGATGGTGTCTTCACTGTTGCCTTCTGGCTGACGAATAACTCTAACACCGCGATGCACTCGGTTGACGTATGGATTGACATCTGCGACCATTGTATGTTTACTCAAGAACCAGCAGGCTTTGAAAGGCCAACGGGTATGCGAGACCAGACAAGGCACGTACGGATTTCTCTTCTCAATCCAGGGGTGGGTACGGAGAAAGGGATCCTCCATATCAAGCCCGCAAGGCCGTTTACACAATTCGAGGTTGCAATGCGATATTCGTGTGAGGTTTGCGTTAAGATGGCACCCCCACAGAAGGCCACGATCATCGCCTTACCACAAGCCCCTTGACCCCGGACTAAGGCCATCTTGCCATACTCCCCGAAGCCCGAGATGTGTTATCTCCACGCTAAGGCCACGCTACCCGATTTCAACCACAAGCGCCAGAATCAGATAGCCAACCACGCACCACACAATAGCAGAGCCCGACGCTTCTGGCAGAGAAACATACGCCCATAATTTTCTGACCGCAAGGGTAATTTCTAATTGACATTTTTCTTAGCGCTAAGCTATACTCAAAGCATGAACAAGCTCGATACGGCTAAGCGTGCTCAGATCGTTGCAGCCATCGTGGAGGGCTGCTCAATTCGGTCCATCGTGCGCATGACGGGCGCATCGAAGAACACGGTGGCCAAGCTGCTGGTTGAGCTTGGCGCGGCCTGCCTGGAGTACATGGACGAGAACATTCGGAACCTGCGATGCCAGCGGATACAGGTCGATGAGGTGTGGAGCTTCGTAGGATGTAAGGAGAAGAATCTAACGCGCAAGAACGCGGCGCGTGGCGCGGTTGGAGACGTTTGGCTGTGGGTGGCAATCGACGCAGATACAAAGTTCATTCCCACTTGGTTCCTGGGAGACCGTGGGGCCGCTTCCGCGTACACGTTTATGAACGACCTCGCCGGTCGCTTGAGCAACCGGGTACAACTCACCAGCGACGGCCTAAAGGTTTATCTGAGGGCCGTGGATGACACGTTCGGAACGGATATCGATTACGCAATGCTCGTGAAGATCTACGGTGAAACATCCGAAGGGCAGAAGCGTTACAGCCCGGCAGAGTGCATCGGTTGTGAACGCAAGCCCATCACGGGGAATCCCGATCCGGCCCACGTCAGCACGAGCTACGTGGAGCGCCAGAATCTCACGGTTCGGATGTCGCTACGCAGGTACACGCGCTTGACAAATGCGTTTTCTAAGAAGATCGAAAACCACTGTGCTGCGTTGGCAATTTTTTATATGTACTACAACTTCGTTAGGATTCATCAGACGTTGCGGGTGACCCCGGCGATGGCAGCGGGGGTAACGGATCGGCTCTGGTCAATTGAGGATCTGGTTGGATTGCTGGAGTAAACCGAGGATGACAGCGTATATCGAGTTCCTTAATCATCTTAATTGCATCGGGTGGGACTCGTGGAGATCCTTCTCGTTCCCACTCACTTCTCATTATTGCGATTAGCTCGACTAGGGTGACGCCTTTCCAGGTGAAGGAACCACATCCGCGCTTCCGTACTAACCAAGTCGTATCCCTGCCAACTCCAGCCCTTTCAGCCATGAACTTCGCCGCAAAAACGTTGAAGATCGTTTCTTCAAGCGTCTTCTTTGGACTCTGGTTGAAGTAGTAAAGTATCGAATCGGATGCCAACCCGCCAGATCCAATAGCGCAAAATCCTGGCTTGTCAAATACCGCGTCTTCGCCCGGCTCGTAAACCGTGAAAAGGTGCGGCTTCCCGCTGTCATCGAATCCACAGACCAAGAATTGGAGCGACCCTAGGTTTACGATCCGGATATCATTGAATAGGGTGACGAACGTGTTGGCATCAAAGATCTTCTTACCATTCCGCTGAAATGTCGGCATATCGAGACCAAACCTGGACAGCACGCGATCCGTAGCTACCTCAACCATCCGCTCTTGGAAAGCGCGCTTAAAGCAGGATTTGGCCGATTCTAGTGTCTTATCCGTTTCCGCGAGATATCTCCTCGCTCTTTCAATGATTGGGCTTGCATGAGTGATGTCATCTCCGGATGTCATCACCGCCCAATCGTCACAAAGCGCATCCTGTTTTATGCAATTACCATCGGTTGAGATTGTGATCCCAGAGATCATCGTATCTGAAACAGTAACAATATACTCTTGCGCTATCGCTGCTATGCAAACTGTCATACGCTTCTCCTCGGAACGCTTCCAAGGATATCGCAGACGGTTGAACAGTGGCGGAGAGGGGCGCGGACGTGGGCTGGCCGGTGAGATCGGACGCCGGAAGGGAGTCACTTCACACCGGCCTTGTCGGTGTCAAGCCCACCGACCGGCCAAACTGACCCACTACCCTCACGCGCCCCCGCAGTTTCGGCTGAGGGCTGAGGGTCTTCCAGGGCTTCTGCCGCGGGCGCTTGCGCTTAATTGGTTTCAGCGGCGTTCCCGAGGGCAGGTAGCCGGGTAGCACGTCACGGTGCTGCTGAAGCGCCTGGCGGGCCTTCACCGCCAATTCTAGGGGTATCGTGGCAAAGCGCGCTATGTTGTACTCGTCGGCTGCCCGCCAGACCACCTGCCCGAGAACATCCGGTATCCCGAAGCCTACTAGCTCGCCGCGATCACGCAAATCTCCAGGTTCAATCCGCTCGCCCTTCGTCCGCAGTACCCAAGCCGCAAACCGGACGTTTCGCCGATAGGCGTCGTTGCCCAGCAGCGGCGCGGCCCGGATCTCGTCCGCGCGGGTCATGATGCTTTCGCCTCCTGGAAGCACTCGCACCTCCGCGCCGCCTCGCCGATGTACTGGTCCGGTCGGTGCGGCTGCGGCTTGCCGGGGTTCTTATCGCTCCACTCGCGCTCGCGCTGCCGCCAGCCGTCCATGATCTGCTGAGCCTGCATAAACCCCGCGTGCCCTTCGCCCAGCGGCTGCTTCAGGCGTTCCCCATCGCCCACCATCGTACAAAGCTCGTAGCTCGTGATGTAGCCCAAACCGCCGCAAATGTCGCAGTATTTCGGAGGAGGCGGCGGCTCGCGTTCGCTCTGCACCCAGACGATTACCTCGTTCAGGGTTGCTACGCTGGGGCACCTCGGCGACTCCAAACACCGGGTAATGACGCGCTGGGCTTGCATCGGATTGTCGCAGCGTGTCTCAAGATAGTGGATAAGCTCTTTCAGCCCCGCGTTCTTGTAAAGCCTCAGACTGGCAAATCCTTCCGTGCCCGCCAGCCGCGCGATCTGAAGTTTCGCAAAATTGTGGTCTATCGGCATGGTTCAGTTGATTTTCTGCATCGCAAGCGGCCCGAGCACTTCGTCTATTGTGGCTTGCTCCGCTATTTTCTCGCCGCTCTTTCTCTTCCGCGGCTTATCGAGTAAGCGCTTCACACCATCTGGGATGTCCACCTGCGCAGCGCAAATTTCGCAGATCGAGCGCGGGCCGGTCCGCAGTGCGTTCCCGTTCTCGGCCACGACAGTGTTGCCGTACTTGTCTTTTTTGTACCCGGCCTCGCCAGGGATAAGATGCCCATTCTTGCAATACTTCGGCGGTTGTTTGAATTCCTGCCCCATATTTTCCTTTCTATAGATCGTCCCATTCGTCGTGTTTCGGCTTCGGCGGGGCCGGCGTCGGCTCCTGCCAACATCGAGCATTCAGCCAACTGGCCGGATGTTTCTGATATTGTGGGTCCTGCTCCTCCAGGGAAGGCAACAGCCGCTTCAGGCCCTCTAGGATCACACTTGGCTCTGCCAACCTCGTCGCTTTCTGATATGCGTTCCAAGCTGCGCCTGGGGCTTTTTTCCTCGGGTACAGCGCATAAAACTCCTCGAATTCTGGCGAGGTGCCGTTTAGGGTGGGCTTTTGCGCTCGCCGTTTCTTCCCCGTTCCATTCGGAGGCGAAAGCTCAAGCACAGCCGCGTCAGCGGCGGAGTGTATAGGCTCTGGCTCTGGCTTATGAACAGGCTCAGGCTCAGGCAGTGTGTTTATGTGTGTAGATTGTGTGTCTATGTGTGTATTTTGTGTGCACACTGCAAATGTAAGCCTTTTCCTTTCAAGTTTTTGTAAAACTGCCCTGTCTGCGTGCATGTGCCAGTCATGTATGACCCACCTGTACTCTGGGTCTGGGTCCAGGTAGCCCGCATGGTGCAAGGCATCTACCAGCCTACTGGCCGACCCGTGCCAGCCCACTGCCCTGGCTATGGCCTCGTCTGAGAACCGGCCCACATCGCCGCGCGGCGCATAGTCGGCCGTAAAATGCCAAAGAAGTTCCAGTATGCCAACGGCAGAATAGATTGGGATGTGCAGAGTCGCAACCAGCGCTCTCGTTTTGGGATGTTCAGGCGTGCCACGTTTCATCAGCCCTCCAGAGGCTAATGCGGGTGGGCGGCCTTCTGGAGAAGCCGCCCGTGGTGTCCCGCGTATTCAGCGCCGAGGCCTTCGTCGCTGAACTCATTTTACGCCAGTTCTTCGGCGAATTCAATGCTAATCCTGCCTGTCGGCTTCGGCTCCTGGCTTGACCGGCTCGTATGTTTTGGAGAAAATATCTGGCTTGCAGGGGTAAATCTCACCATTCACGCCCTTGATGGCAAAATCTCCCTTATTGCCCACCATGACACCTTCTAGTGTTTTAATTTCCGCGCTGCGAAGATCGCCCCGCTCACCCCGTAGGACAATCTCGTTTGTCGTCACCTTGTCCATAAACCAGTCGGGGATGTAGTCAATCCCGATTCTGAACGCTTCGACGATGACGGGCTTTTTACGAAATAATGGCATTATCTTTCCCTTTCGTCTTCCGGCTCCTCGCCGGCCTCGCGCTCAAGCTCGCGCCGCACGGCCTTGAAGTGGGCCCGCGCCAGCGAATCCCGCGGCTCGGAGCATGACACACACCACTGCCGGTCGTCGGGATTGAGCTTACCGCACTCGCCGCAGCGCCAGATCATCCCTTCCTCCGCGCAACCCGTTCGCGCGCCCACTGCAGGGCTTCGGCCATCGCGTCGGCATCGCGGTTGAGGTCCAACCTACTGCGCACTTCAGCCAATGAACGCACTTTACCGGCCTCTAGGTCCAAGAGGCCCGCGATGATTCCCTCCAGGTCGTGTCGATTCTCCGTCAACTTCCGCACCTGTTCGCGGAGATCATCATATTCCGCCTTTGTCAGCGTGACCGTTGTATATCCCCCCGTCAGTTCGATTGTTTTGATAGTATTGCTCATTTTTTCCTCCGCGCCCGTCGCTCAGCCAGCCGCAGGGCTTCGGCGTGCTCTGCAAAAACCGACTCCGCATAAGGTTTGTTAAGCCTCGTTAGCGAGTGCACCAACGCCTCGGCCATCGCGTCCGCCTCGCGCTCTGACCCCTCAGCCCGTTCCAAGAGCCAGCCGATCAAATTACCCAGATCGGGCAGAACAAGGGGCTTGTTGTGCGCTTTCTGCCACAGTTTGTCGGCCTCCATTGTGCGGGTGTGTTGAAAGTTGAAAAGCTGCTCGTTTTCGTTGTTCTCTTCCATTAGCTTCCGCACCTGCTCGCGGAGCCGTGCGAGTTCGGCGTCACGGGGATCCGGTGACCGCACCGTTGGATTACGCATGGCATCACCACAAGACGTGCTATTGTAGGTTTCGCTCATCCGCGCTCCTCCTTCGCCATCTTACGAATATGGTCTGCAGCCATTGCCAGCCCCGCATAATGCAATGGCCCAATTGGAGATGGATCGGTTGGTGTAACCGCGTCAGCGGCCTCTTCCAGCGCCCTGCGCCGTACCTCGTCGTCGTGGGCTGTAAGGGCGGCGGAGAGATTGAGCTTGTCCATCTCACATATCCGTTGCACGGCCGCATGCAATGATCGGTACTTGCAATCAGCCCTTGCCTCGTCGCGGCTACCGCACAAACAGTCCCGGTCGCCGCAATCCATCGGCCCCCAGTAAGAGACATATTCTTGAAGAAATTTGGCATCTTTCTGATACTGCCCGAGAACTGCCCTAAGCCCATCCCGCTGCTGGATCGCCTTGTCGCATAGCTTCATCCACTTCTCAACCGATTGCATGAGTGCGTGCTCAGAAGTCTTGCGGATGGCGAGTTCTTGCTGCGCCTCGGCCAGCGCGGACAAGATAATGTCACGCGCAGCCTTCATTTTGGTCGGGTACGGATATTCAGAAAAACTCAGAAGACTAAATCCCGCGACCGCTGCTTCCAGTTCCTTCGGATCAATCATCGGCTTCTCCATTTTGGCCCCCACAATTTGCAGAACGCATCATCTTCTGCTTTCTCCAATGCCTTTGCTTCCCGCTTGCGCTGAATCCATACCTGCTCTTTGATGGTTAAATGGCTTTTATCCAATACGTCTATCAACAATTGCCGGCTTGAAGGAACAAGACGGCAACTAGGAGCAGAAGCGGTAGCCAATAGCCAAGCCAGGGCGAGATCAATCATCGGCTTCTCCCTTCTTCAGCAGTTCCGCGCGCTGCTCCGGCCTGGACCTACCAGCACAATCCTTCACCCTTGCGCCCCTTACTCCCGCAGGCAGCTCAGCACCATGCGACAGCCATTGATAAACGCCTCTTCGGCTGAGGATGGCAATTCTCCGATCTCGTTGATTGTCTGTTCGATCAGGCCCCACTTCAGCGCTTCGGCCTGCCAAGCTGCAAACGCTGCGTCGCGGCAGAAGGCTTCCTTCCGCTCCGGCGTCATCACCGGCTGCGGTACGTTGACTGTTTGGTCGGTCATCGCTTCTCTCCCTTCATTGTCCGCCGCAGCCGCTCCAGCCATCCACGCTTCGGAGCGTAGCCCAGTCTCTGCAAGGCTTCCTCCAGGCTCAGGCAGAAGAGGCCGTTCCATGCGTGCCCCCTGCCGGACTCATCCCGGTCGAACACACGGATTCCGTCCGGGGCGATGACCAGCACCCGCGTCGCTTTGCCGATTGCTTTGTGGATGTCGAAGTTCATAGTACTCCCTCGTAATCAAGAATCACAGCCATCGCTTCGTCAAAGTTCGACACAATGTTGACCTGGCCAGACCATCTTGTGTGCCACTCCTGTTCCATCAGGGTGAGCTTCCGGTCGCACTCGCGCTCGCCGGTCTTCACCTCAAAGAGAAAGTTCGCTCCGCGCCAGCCGCAGAGTAGATCAGGGCAGCCCTTGCCAACCTCGGCGAGACTCTGGACTTGCACGCCCGCATCGCGGAGTTTTTTAACGATCTCGGCTTGCGCATTATCGATCTTGGCTGCCCTCATCCCCCCTCCTTCGCCCGGTCTCTGAGCCAGTCGCCTCGGTCGGCCAAGCGCTCAGTTACGACTTCCTCGGCTTCGCGGTAAATCTCACACTGCTGTTCCAGCGGTAGGGCGAAGAAGTCAAGCCCGCGCTTCTCGGCAATACGCTCGGCCTCAAACTGGGCCTGATCCTTGAAAATGCGGGGCATTACCCTTTGCCTCTCAGGTATTCGCCTTTCCGCTTCTCGAATCGTTCGAAGCTCTCGCCTGCCTTGCGGGTTAGCCCTAAGCCTTCCAGAGCTTCGGATTCGATGCGATCATGCACTTCAGTCTGCGCCTCCCGGCTTCCCTCTGGCAGCAGCGGCTGGTCGTCCGCAGGGTCGATCTGGAACAGCATCTCGGCCATTTGCGGCGCCACCGGCATCTTCTTTTCGGGCGCTTCGGTAGCGTCGTCAATTTCCTGGGATTCCGCCATCTCCGGCGTGCAGGGAAGGCTATTGAACGCGCGGTGTACGCAGGTCTTGAGCGCCATGCGATCCCAGTCCGTAACCCACGGCACGCGGCGAGGATCGTTGTAAGCGAGCGTCGCAGGATCGATGGCCCGGATCTGTTCGAGGGTGAGGATGTCCGAATCCCTGTCGCGCTTGGACCGGCCCGGATTGCGGCTGCGGTGGCGGATGCGTTCGATCTCCTCCACCGTCATGATGTCCACGATGCGCTTCTCACCAGAGACGCAGTAGGCATACCCCAGTACCACCTCGCCGCGGTCGGTCACTGGCTGCAGGCGCCCGTCGATCACCATGGTTAGATTAGGCTTGTGCATGAAATGCAAGCCCTCATCGTCGTACCAGTGATCGAACGAGTCTCGCTCGCGCACCAACTCCGCCTTGACGGTCCAGCCGGCCCGATTTGCCAGGTCGATTTTCGCGCGGTAATCCAGCAGCAGTTGGCACTCGCGGCCGAAGGGGATGAGGTAGGCGCTGCGGTCCCGAATCTCAACTTGAAGATTCGCCGCCAGCAGCACGCTGTTCAAGAAACTCGTCGGCGTCACCCCGCACAGCGCGGGCGTCTTGCGGATGCTGTTCACGATGAGCCATTGCCAGCGCTGCAGCGTCAGTTCCTTCGGCAGCACTCCGGCGAAGCTGCGCTCGTACTTTTTCAGCAAGTCGATGAGCTTCTTGGCTGCGACCGCTTCCAACTCGGTCTGAGGGCGGGCGATCAGTTCCTGGTCAGGCATTGGCCTTTGTTCCTTTCTTGGGACGCCCTGGCTTTTGATGCAGTTCGCAATTCTCTAACGTGGCCTGACAGCAGAAAGCGCGATGTGAAAGATTGCCTTGTGCACCGTTGCTGGAAGCGTCAAATGCCCATCTGATCCTTACTAACCTCTGCTCTGCCGCATCGACAGTAGCCCAAGCCGAGTCGATGTACCGAACGCCCAAACATGGCACAACAATGACCAGCCAAATCGGCATCAGAACCCCCTCTGCGCGCGCATCATTGCAACGCCCATGCCGAAAATCTCCTTCGCCCTCGCCGCTGCCCGGTCTGCCGCGCGGCGCTGACGCTCCGCAGCATCGTCCGCAGCGTCATAAGGGTTCGGGTCGCAATCATCCTCGCACGTCAGCGGCCGCATCCGTTCATCGTCTTCAGCGGCTGGGCCGTAGCCTCTCGGTAGTTCACTCATGCCATTCTCCTTTTTCAAAAAGGGCGGCAGCAAGAGGAGGAGAGCGCCGCCGCCCTGTGCGCCTCGCCGAATTCCCCATCAAAGCGTGGCGCAAGCCTACGGATTCGGCGGTGTGTTCGGAATCCTCCCCACAAGCACCATCCGTATCCATTCCGACAGATCACGTTCCATTGCCTTCGCCGCAGCGGAGAATTGCCGCCAATCGGCCTCGCTCATGCGGATACAGATCTGCCGCGTGAGCTTTTTCTTCGGCTTCTTTCCATTAGCCATGGACAAAGCATACCGCCGCAATGCAGCGCAAGTCAACGACTATTTTGAGAGAATGATGAACGAATGTTCATCCGAGGAAGGGCGCGGGGCCGAAGCCCCGCGTTCTGTTAGGTGGTGGCTGGAGGAGCCGCTGGGGTGTTGGTCGTGACTGCCGCAGCCATTGCGGCCGCGTTTGCATTGAGTTGCGTGACCAGCGCCTCGATAGCAGCTGGGTTGTTTGCGGCTAAGGCGGCGGCAAGTTGCGCGGCAATGCCGTTGAGCAGTGTGATGATCGAGCCGGACACCGTAGTATCGTTTGCGACGGCCGTTGTGAGGTCTGCCATCGCCTGAGCTTGAGTTGCCATGTCTTTTGTCTCCTGTGATTTCATCTGTTCGAGCAGTTGCTGTATTCGGTCAAGCTGCGCCTTGAGAGGCGCGAGGGCTTGCCGCAATTCTTTGGCGATGAAAAACATCGCATCCCTCCAAAATCTATCGGCTCCACTTCAGCGGCGGGGTGATCGCTCCGTTGACTTGCTTCAGATTAGCCCCCAGCAAGTGCGTGAAACCGTACATCCAGCGGTAGAATTGGCTGCTGGCGGTCGTCGGCTCCGGCATGGCTTGGATGGCTGCCGAGAAGATCCAGCACGCACCCGCGACCACATACGGGTTGTGAACGAGCGATTGGAAATCCATAATGCTCCTATTGCGCCGTGCCGAAGCCCAGCGAAAAGATCAATTGGCTGCCGCTCTGGTTTGAGACATTGGAACTGACGACGCGGACCATAGGGGCAACGTACCACGTCCCCTTACCAATCGCGTGTGCAGCCATCCCGCCTGCCGACCATGCCCAGCCGGCGCTGCCGCCGTTCCAACTTGGGCCAACCGCTCCGGTTGCGTAGACGGTCCAGGCGCCCGCTGAGAGCATTTTCTGGGCAACTCCAGCCCCTACGTTGGTTGTAACGGTGATTGGCTTTACGTTTGTTGGCACGATGTCGATCACCGTGTAGGCATACGTTCCCGTGGCGTCGGCAACTGCCCTCGCATACATCGCAGTCCCGGCGCACTGCTGGGCCAGCGTTGAGGACGCGCCTTGATTCCAACTGGCGCCCACTCCCCAGATGTTCACGGGGTTGACTGGCGCGGGAGTTGGTGTTTGCCCGAGCGCGACGAACGCGAGCGGCAGGCAGAGCGCAAGAATCTTGATGGTTCTCATTTGACGTTTCCTTCCTTCATTTTTTGTGGGGCTGCAGGGGCACCTTGGCATTTACCACGTATGCCGGTGAGATAGTAATTCCCGTCACAATAGCAGCCCACCTGACAGTCGCTAGACCATTCGCAGGTCCCGCCGCATCGATTGAGACTGCATGGGGCCGGCTTGGTGGCCACTAATATGGCCACTGTAGCAAGTAGCACCAGCAGGAAAACGGGCAAACCTTTGCAGAATCTGATAAACATTTGTACTCCTATTTGTCCTTTCTTTCTTTCGATCCAAACAAGCGCTTGATGCCGCGCCCGATTGCCTTGGCCCCTCTGATGATGACGGGCAGCGGCACTTTCACTTCGATGTCATGTTCGGCCGGGACTTTTGAGTAGTCAGGGCCACCAGTCAGATCCAACGGGTTCATGGGGGTGCCGGGCTGGATCTTCACGATTCCATCCCCAGTTGGTTCTTGAGTTGAGATTCGATCACGCCGATACTGACGTACCATGGCTTCTTTATCACGGACACCTGCAGGATTTGGTCCGCCTCGGCGTACTGTGCCACGGCTTCAACACCATGCCCGCTGATCGCCCATGAATCAGGCCCCTCATCGGCCAGCACACTCGCACCGGCCGCCTTGAGCTTGTCGAGAAGCGTTGCGATCTGATCGCGCGTGGCGTAGACAGTGAAAGTGTTCATGCTGTTACCTCAAGCCTGCGGTCCGTGTCGTCCGCAATCTGCTGGCGAATTGGATGCGCCATCACGATGCAGCCTTTACTAGCCGAGCC